CCTGCCTCTCTCTCTCCGACTGAGTCCAGACCGATGCTGGACAGTCCTTTTAAGAACCGACCGAATCCGAATCAATGACAACTAAAACCAAACGATCCAAGAAGCTTGTGGGGAATTTGAAACCCCGCCTACATTCGCCATTCCTAAAAGGTAAAACTCGCGGCGATGAGGTTGCTGAGTTAGCAGAAAAGATTGGGCAACCTTTGCTCGGCTGGCAAAAACTAATATTGGACGATATGTGCGGTATCGATAAGGATTCGATGTTCATCCGTAAGACCAGTTTGCTTTTGATCGCTCGTCAATCTGGAAAGAGCCATCTCGCACGAATGCGCTGTTTAGCAGGCTTATTCTGCTTCGGCGAAAAGGACATTTTGATCATGTCCTCAAATAGAGCTATGGCTATGAAATCATTTAATATAATGGCTGACATCATTGAGCGAAACGACTTCTTGCGCCTACAACTTAAAGATGGAGACATTAAGAAAGGCATTCGCAGGACTAATGGCGATGAGAGAATCATCCTTGCCTCTGGAGCGCAGCTTGAAGTAGCTGCTGCAACGAGTGACGGCGCACGCGGTAGATCAAGCGATTTCTTATGGATCGATGAATTGCGTGAGGTATCAGAAGCCGCGATGGACGCTGCAAAAAGCGTAACCCTTGCAAGAATCAACAGCCAGCGTCTATTTACATCGAATGCGGGAGATGCGTTTTCAAAAGTGCTTAATGATCTCCACGACTCTTGTAAGCATTACCCGCCTAAGTCTTTAGGTTATTACGAATACTCAGCACCAGAGTTTTGTGACATCTGGGATCGTAAGGCTTGGGCTATGGCTAATCCCTCACTTGGGTATTTGATTTCAGAAGAAGCCATTGAGGAGACCATTGCAACCTCAACTCCAGAAGCTGCAAGAACAGAAACCTTGTGCCAATGGATTTCCAGTTTGAGCTGCCCCTTCAGCACTGAAGTGCTTGAAAACAGTTCAGATTCAACTCTTGAGATGTCAGTGGGGGCTTATACAGTATTTGGGTTTGATGTAAGTCCGAGCAGAAAAACAGGAAGTCTTGTTGCTGGTCAATTGCTTCAAGATGGAAGAATCGGTATAGGAATTCTCGAAACTTATAGTTCTCAGGTAGCAATTGATGAATTAAAGATGGCAGCAGCTATAAAAGGCTGGGCAGATATATATCGTCCTCGTTTAGTCTGCTTTGATCGTTATGCCACTCAAACAATTGCGGATCGTCTCTCTCAAAGCGGTTTAATGGTCGAAGATGTTTCTGGACAGCAGTTCTATAAAGCGTGTGGAGATTTACTTGAAGGATTGACAAATCTTAGGGTCGTTCACAATGGGCAGAAGGAACTCATAGAACAATTTACAAACACAGCAGCTAAGCAAAACGATTCTGCGTGGCGTATCATAAAAAGGCGCAGCGCAGGCGATATAAGCGCGCCAATTGGACTTGCAATGGTCGTAAGTAAGTTAATGTTGCCAGCACCTAAACCTCAGATAGTCATTTAGACACGCCGTAGCACATTGTCTAATTACTTGACAAATGCTATACTTTCTGACTATGGGTATATTTACGCGAGCAGTACCAGCACAAACTAAGCCGACTGTCGTAGCGCAATATGCCCCACAAAATCTTGGCGATCCTTATACGTTCTCTGGCTTTGCAACAATTGATCGTACTTCGGCTCTTGGTGTACCTAGCCTTGTACGCGCTAGAAATCTTATTTGTAATACGGTCGCAGCAATGCCTCTTGAGTTGTATAAAAAATCAACTGGAGAAGAATTAGGCAAGCCAGTCTGGATGGATCAGCCTTGCTTTAATCAACCTCGATCTGTAACGATAGCGTACACATGTGAATCATTATTATTTTATGGGGTCAGTTTCTGGTTAATAAAATCTAGGTATCAAGAGGATGGCAGACCTGCTTCTTTTGAGTGGTTGCCTAATTATCGTGTAACTCCTAAATATTCAGCAGATGCTCAATCAGTTGTATCTTATTATGTTGATAACAAAGAAGTTTCTAATGAAGATATGGTTACATTTCAAGCACTTAGCGATGGAATTTTAACTACTGGTGGTCGAGTATTGCGAGCAGCTTTAGATTTAGAAACTGCTTCAGCAATTGCTGCTGCAACTCCAATGCCTTCAGGATATATCTCCAATTCAGGTGCTGATCTAGATCCTAAAGAAGTTCAAGGGTTATTGGCTGCTTGGAAAACTGCTAGAGCAAATCGATCAACTGCATTTTTGACTTCTACTCTAAGTTACAACCCAACATCGTTTTCTCCTAAAGATATGATGTACAATGAAGCTAAGCAAGACTATGCAACACAGATTGCACGTCTGTGCAATATCGATGCATTTTATTTAAGCGCAGACGCCAATAATTCGATGACGTACTCTAATTTGTTAGATTCTCGTAAACAGTTTGTTTCACTAACTTTGCAACCTTTCATTTCTGCCATTGAAGATCGACTCAGCATGAATGATATTACTTCAATGCAAAATGAAGTGCGTTTTGATTTAGACGCATCATTCTTGCGTGCTAATCCAATGGACGAATTACTTGTGATCGAGAAGTTGCTAACACTTGGACTGATCGATATCAATACAGCAATGGAAATGACAGACCTAACACCTAATGGAAGCAATGGTATGAGCTAATGGAAAATATCCTCACATTCTCAGCAGATTTAACTGCTGATACTGCTAAGAGACTTATCTCTGGCAAAATTGTTCCAATGGGAACAGGCGAAGTTGGAAACACTTCTGCTGGTGCAGTTATATTTGAAAAAGGAAGCATTCAACTTCCAGAAGATCCAAAAAGTATTCGTCTATTAAATCAACACAACACAAAAGAACCTCTAGGTAAAGCACAATTTTTTAATGATGTAGAAGGCGAAGGCATTTATGCCAGCTTTAAGATTAGTGCATCAACCCGCGGCAACGATGCACTCATTACGGCATCTGAAGGATTGACTTCTGGTTTGTCAGTAGGTGTAGAAGTTCTTAAATCAAGTCGTAAGTCTGGAGTTATGCATGTAACTTCCGCTCGGCTCATGGAAGTCAGCCTTGTAACGGAGCCCGCATTCAAGTCGGCTCAAATCACAGATATTGCTGCTTCAGAGGAAGAAACTCCTGTCGAAGTAGTAGAAGAAACCCAACCAACAGAAAGCGAGACAGCTGTGGAGAATACTCCAGAGACAGTTGCAGCACCAGTAGAGGCAGCAGCAGTTGAAGCTGCTCGACCAACTGTTACTGTAACTAACGTGCGCGAGCGCGTAGCACCAATCACTTCAGGTCAATACTTGGAGCACACAATCAAGGCAGCAACAGGATCTGAAGATTCACTTCGCATCGTTCGCGCCGCCGATGATTCGACTTCAACAAATACAGGTCTAACTCTTCCATTACACATGAATGAGTTCATTACAAATCAGGTTACATCACGAGCTGCAATTGAAGCAGGTAGTCGTGGAGCACTTCCAGATTCAGGACTTTCATTTACAATTCCTCGCGTAACAGGTAATGCTGCTGCCGCAGATGTCAATGAAGGTGCAACAGTTACACAAACTGGAATGACCTCAGATTATTTGACAGTAAATATTGACAAGTTTGCGGGGTCTCAAAAAGTATCATGGGAGCTCCTCGACCGCAGCGCGCCCCTCTTTTATGATGAAATGATCAAGAACCTCACAAATTCTTACGCTAACGCAACAGATGCAGCAGTCATTGCAGCACTTCTTGCAGGTGGCACAGCAGGATCAGCAATTACAACAGCTAACGCTGCTGGATACCAATCTTTCGTTGCAACAGAAACTGCTGCCGCGTATAAGGGAACTGGTCAGTTTGCTCGTAACATCATCGGATCGACTGACACATGGGCAGCATTCATGGGATTTGCGGACACAACTGGACGCAGCCTATACACAGCTGCAATGCCAATGAATGCTTCAGGCGCAGTCGCACCTACAGCACTAACTGGCTCGATTCTTGGATTGAACTTATATGTTGATCCAAATATCGCAGTATCTGGTCTAATTGATAACTCTTCATACATCGTCTCACCAGAGGCATACACAACTTATGAATCACCTACAACGAGACTTCAAGTTCAAGTACTTGGTTCAGGACAGGTTGAAATTGCGGTTTATGGATATCTCGCAGTTGCAGTAAAGAATCCACTTGCGATCCGTAAATTTAATATCGCGTAGTTAGCAACACTCTAAGTCGCTCTGGGGATCAGTAGCCCTCTGATCCCCAGAGTCTTAAGAAAGGAACGGTAATGTCTCTAACGACAGTTGCAACTCTGAGAAGCACGCTTGGTGTTGGCACATTGTATCCAGACGCGACCCTTCAATCTGTCTGTGATGCTACAGATGCAGTTCTACTTCCTATGTTATGGAATAATTATACTTTTAATAGCGGGCATAGCAACACTGCTTCAACTGGTACGCTTTATTTTGACGAGGATGTCATTGCAACTTTTTATATTGGTCAAACTGTTGTAATTAACAATAATGGATCAAAACATAATGGTTCAAAAACTATTACTAATGTTTCAGATCATTCGATTACTTATGCAATTACTGGCAATAATAATACTGCTGCTCCATTTCATCCTGTAAATCCTTATGGACAGGTTGCAGCAGAAACTTACGTGGATTGGACTCTTGACGAAGCTGTAAAGAATGCTGCTCTTATGATCAGCGTTGATATCTGGCAAGCAAGAACCGCTACCCTTTCAGGTTCTAACCTTGTCGATTTCCAGCCATCCCCGTATAAAATGTCGGCGCAATTGCTCGCCAAAATACGGGGCATGATTGCCCACGCACTCGACCCTCGCAGCATGGTGGGTTAAATGCCAACACCTGCAATAACTACTCTTAGAACTACTTTAGCAACTGCGCTAGTAGATAACACACGTTGGCAAACTTTTGCTTTCCCGCCGTCTGTTGTATTAGCCAACTCAGTTATCGTAAGTCCAGATAATCCTTATTTAACTCCAAATAACAATTCACAGATTTCAATTAGTCCTTTTGCCAACTTCAAACTGATTATCACATGTCCTTTATTCGATAATGAGGGCAATTTGAATGGCATAGAAGATTTTGTGGTTCGAGTGTTTAACCTACTTGCTGCATCTTCTTTCACATATAATGTAAGCGCAATCAGCGCACCTAGTGTTCTCAATGCTGCAAGCGGAGATTTGCTTAGCTGCGAGATGTCCGTAAATATACTAACGAGTTGGGGATAACATGTCCGATACAGATAACGACAAAGCAAATGCGGAATGGCTCGTAAAAATCGGGCAGACTGCACCAGCATCAGCACCAAAACCAGTCACTAAGAAAGATGAGGAATAATCATGGCACAGGGAATAGTAAATAAGGTTGGATTCAAAGTAGGAGCATCAGACCCTGCCTCAATCGATCTTAGCGCGTATGTAACAAATTTCACTTTAACAAGATCAGTAGATAGCATTGAGACAACGGCGATGGGCGATACTGGGCATCGTTACGTTTCTGGATTAGAAAATAACAGCATTACTGTTGAACTGATCAATGATGATGCAGCAACTGCTGTACTTCAGACAATGAATACACTATTTAAGTCAAACGCTTATTTCAAGTGTGCTCTTGATAAGTCAACAACAGGATCAGCTGCGAACCCATTTTATTCGGGTTTGATTTTGGTTGACTCAATTACTCCAGTAAACGGAGCTCCAACAGATCTTGGCATGCAGTCTTTGACTTTTCAGGTCTCAGGCGCAATCACAGTAGCATCTACAGGCACATTCTAAACAACTAACAAAGGGGCAAATCATGGCACAGTTAAAAATTACATTTGTTGATGGAAAAGTAGTGCAAGGGGAAATCACACCCCTAATCGAATATACATTCGAACAACACTACAAGATTGGTTTCCATAAGGCTTTTCGTGAAGAAGAGCTTCAGAGTCAAGTGTATTACCTTTCTCATGAAGTTTGTAAACGGCTAGGTGAGCCAGTAGATGCAAGGTTAGAGACTTTTATCGGCACTCTAAAAAGTGTTGAGGTATTGGACTCCGACCCTTTAGCTTAAAGCGAGATTTGCCTTTCACCTATCTGATCGCTCGACTGAGCATTAGATTGCAAATCCCGCCACAGCAGTTACTTGAGTTAGACCCAATAATGCTCCAAGCCTTGTTGCAGGGTCTCAAAGATGAAGTAAAGGAGACAGAGAGTGCCAGTAAGCGTAACGGGCGTAATCGCACTCCGTAAAGCTCTTAATGCGTATGCTCCAGATCTTGCTAAAGAATTAACTGCTGAAATTACAAAGTCTCTAAAAGTTATTCAAAAAGATGCTAGAGGTTTTGTACCTAACAAAGCTCCAGGTGGTCTTTACAATTGGGAATTTAATGCCAATCGTAAATTGACTGCTAAGAACTCTATGTTTAGGACTTTCTCTGAGGCAGGAGAAAAAGTGCGTTTTTTTCCACTTTACAATGCTAGTGAAATTAAGCGCGGCATTGTGTATCGCACAGGTTATGGCAAGCCTAACTCAAGAGGATTTAGATCGTTATTTCGTATTAAAAACAATTCAGCAGCTGGTGCAATTTATGAAACTGCTGGTCGTATTTATCCAAATGGCGTTTCAAAAAGCAGGTCAAATAATCCAGATGCGGGTGCTAGATTCGTTCAGCAAGGACCTCTTTACGGGCGCAAGCGAGATGGTCAAGATATGCGCGGGCGCGTTTTATTTCGTGCATATGCAGAAGATGAAGGTAAACAGACTGCTGCCATTTTTAAGGCAATAGAAAATACCAATATTAAGTTTAATAAAAGAACGACTGTCAGCAGTGTTAAGGAATCAGCATGAGCAATATTTTAGTTACCCTTGCGGCTGAATTCACTGGCAAGAAGGCTTTCAAAGAAGCTGATTCAGCCACCACACGCTTAACAAAATCAGTTAGAAACTTAGCAGGTGCTTTTGGTATTGCCTTCAGTGCTAGAGCTGTTGTCAATTACAGTAAAGCAGCCATTCAAGCTTTTGCAGCAGATGATAAAGCAGCAAAGGTGCTTAGTCGTACTCTTGTTAATCTAGGACTAGCCTTTGCCGATCCTGAAGTTAAGAACTTTATTTCTACGCTTGAAAAGCAATACGGCGTATTAGATGACAAATTAAGACCTGCCTACCAGAAATTAGTTACCACAACTGGAGATTACAAAAAGTCACAAAGTTTGCTCAAGACTGCACTAGATCTATCTGCTCTAAGCGGAGAAGATGTGGTTTCTGTCGCAGATGATTTAGCGCGTGCTTATGTTGGTAATACAAAAGGATTGCAAAAGTATGGCTTAGGTCTAACAAAGGCACAATTGGCAGCAATGTCTTTTGAAGAGATACTTAGAAAGATAGCAATTGTTAGTGATGGTCAGGCAGCCTTAGCAGCCGACAGTTACTCAGGTAAATTAGACAAGTTAAGTGTTGCTGCTTCAAATGCTCAAGAAGTATTGGGCGGCGCGTTGTTGGATGCTGTTATCAAATTAGGTGGCGGAGATATTGATAAGACCACTAATAAAATAGACCAATTATCTACTGCTCTGGCTCAGGTCATACGTTTAGCAACAGGCACTTCAGCAATGAGTTTGCAACAGATTTTTGATCAAGTAGATTTTAAGTATGGATTCATTCCCGTTGATAAAGTTAAATCACCACGATCTAAGAGCCCAGCGGGTACTTTTAAGAATCAACAGGCAGCAAAAAAGGCTAGAGACGAAGCCATCAAGCAAGAAAAATACATGGCTAAATTGGCTAATGATCAGGCAGCTGCTGCCCTAGCCATCGTCAAATCTAAGAGATTATCTGCTGCAATTGATAAAGCTAATCTTGCTCTTGGTAAGGGCAGCAATGTCTTTGATATGGATGCAATCCAACTCAATGCCGCCTTGATAAATCAGGCAAAGCAATTAGGCGATGCAACAAGTGCTGCACAGGTATTGGCTATTACAAATGACATTGCACGATTGAAAGTTAAGCAGGACATGCTAGATCTTGAAAAGGCTATTGCAAGTGGCGATGAGGCAGCAATTGTAGCGGCAACAGCAAAACTCAATGCAGATCTTAAAATCCTAGATACTTTAGGACAACAAAACATTAAGATATTGGATATCAAATCCATACTTGATAAACTAGTACCTAAAGATTTAATAGATCTTGCTAATCTTAATGAAGCATTGCGTTTATTGGGTCTTATCAATCTTGCCTCGACTGGATCAAAAACTACTCCAGCAGCGGCAATAGGGGTCACAGGAAGCAGTAACACTGCTGGCAACCAATATTCAAATCAAGTAGGCAATGGTATGTATGGAATGCAAGTTGCTTCCAGCATCGACGCTACAAACCTGAATACAGCTCTACTTGGTGGAGTTGTTTCAGTTATTGGATCAAACCTCAAAGAATATCTAGCACCAACCGTCTCAACCAGTAAAGGTGCTTTTGATGTAAATATCACTGTCAATACAGGCGTAGGTGATCCCAATGCCATCGCAGATGCTGTTAATCAAATCATTCAAGATGCTGTAGATCGAGGCACTCTAAGAGGTGGCAGTTACTAATGGCATGGCTTCCAGCATGGCGAGTAACGGTAGGAGATAATGTCTATACGAGCGTTACCTCTGTTAGTTACTCCACAGGTCGCACAGACATCGACCGACAGGCTACAGCAGGTTACTGCCAAGTAGAAATAATCAATACAGACAATACTCCATTTACGATCAATGTAACAGAATCAATTACCTTAGAACTCAAAGATTACAGTGGCACTTATGTCACAGTATTTGGTGGAGAAGTATCAGATTTCTCAATTGGTGTCCGTAGTCCTAATGAAGCTGGAAGCATTACTACTGGCACAATTCTTGGAATAGGATCACTTGCTAAGCTCACAAAGGCTGTCTATAACACTGCTTTAGCAGAAGCCCTAGACGGCGCACAAATTGCAGCAATCTTGGGTGCAGCACTTAACCTATCTTGGGCAGAAGTAACTCCTACGACCACTTGGGATACTTATCCACCTACAGTAACTTGGGAAAATGCCGAGTCTTATGTTGGGACCGTGGACTCTGGCTTCTACACAATGATTGCCCTTGCAGCTAGTGCAACGGCTAAGTCTCAGACCCTGACTGATCAGATCGCCAACTCAGGACTTGGACAGGTTTTTGAAAACCGTTATGGCAATGTCTGTTTTGATGATGCAGATCATCGATCTAATTATCTTGCTGCCAATGGCTACACATTCTTGGATGCAGACTATGCGACTCCTACAAGCATCAAATCTACTCAGGCAGTCTCACGCATTCGTAACAGCCTGATCTACAAATACTCCACAGGCTATGGCTCAACTTATAGTGTGTCAGATCCAGACTCTATTGCTCAATACGGCACTTATGAACGCTCTCAAGAGTCCAATATCAAGGGTCTAACAGAAATGACCGATATTGCCAATCGCCAATTAAACCTTCGTAGATCTCCTCGTAATCAGCTTGAAGCCATTACTTTCAGACTTGATAATCCTAATATGCCTAGCACAATGCTTAACAGCCTTATTGGTGTTTTCTTCGGGCAACCTGTTCTTATCAGCAACCTGCCTAGTAACCTACTTAGTGGCACATTCGATGGCTTTGTGGAAAATATCGCTATGCGAGCAACTCCCACTTATGTCGATCTCACTCTTTACATAACAGCAACAGATCTATCACTCAGCACGACACAGTGGGATACCGTTATCCCTAGCACTATAACATGGGCAACCACAAATGCTACACTTACATGGAACAACGCGACAGGAGTATTATCTTAAATGGCAACAAGTCCTATATATGGCTGGTTAGAACCAGACAACACAGATTTAGTTAAAAACGGTGCGCTTTCTATTCGCACACTAGGCAATGCCATTGATACGACTATGGCTACCATGACTCCTAAAAGCACCTACACAGCTAAGGGATCTATCGCTGCTGCAACAGCTGCTTCTACTCCTGCCAACCTAGCAGTAGGCAACAACGGCGAGACACTCGTAGCAGATAGTTCCACTTCAACAGGCTTGCGATATCAAGCGCCAGTCAATTTTAATCCAGTCTTAAATTCAGCAATGCAAGTTTGGCAACGCGGTACAAGCCTTGCAGGTTCAACAACTGCATTTAGTGCAGACCGTTGGCAATCTTACCGAGGTGTAGCAGGTTCCACTTATAGCCGACAAGCAACAGGTGACACAACTAATTTGCCATTTATTCAGTATTGCTTGCGTATGCAACGCGACTCAGGTAATACAGCAACCAATGGTCTTTTTTTGTGGCAAAACTTCGAGACAATTAACTCAGTGCCTTTTGCTGGTAAAATAGTCACTTTTTCTTTTTATGCACGAAAAGGTGCAAATTATTCTTCTACTTCAGATGCTTTGCCGTATCAGGTTTATACAGGTACAGGAACAGACCAAAACCAATTAGCAGGATATACGGGTCAGATAACTGCTATAAGCGGTACTGCCACTCTAACAACTACTTGGCAACGCTTTACAGCAACAGCAACACTTGCTGCAACAGCAACCGAAATTAACACTCAGTTTTATTTCAATCCTACTGGTACGGCTGGTGTCAATGATTATGCCGAAATTACAGGCGTACAGTTAGAAGTAGGTTCAGTAGCAACACCATTTAAGACCTACGCTGGAACAATTCAAGGAGAATTAGCCGCTTGTCAGCGTTATTTTTGGCAACAAAGCGCAACAAGCGCGTTTACCCAATACGCAATGGGCGAAGCAACGAGCACTACCGTGTATAAAGGTCAATTATCAATGCCTATAACAATGAGAATTACTCCATCTGCCATTGGTTATTCAAACCTAGAAATCAGCGATTATTCAACAGGATACAGTTCGGGTACCTTTACTTTAGATACCGCATTATCAAGTAATTCTGTTGCTTCAATTAACTATACACACGGTTCAGCAGCACTTACTCAATTCAGGATGATGTTCTTAAAAACCACGGCATCAAATGGCTATCTATCAGTTAATGCGGAGTTGTAAAATGGATAAAGTAAAATTTGTAGAAATTGAAAATGTTGATGGTTCATTTACTGAACACGCGATCATTGATCACGGCAATCAGCAATTTACAGCAATGCTGAAATCTACCTATGACGCTATGCAAGCGGAACAATCCACACCAATTGTTACGAATGAAGCCAAGACTAAGTAAAGCTGCTTCACAACTTCGGGAACAGTTTGATGACTCATACCCAAGTCGTGACCGCACATCGGATGGCTGGATCGGTGATACTCGACACGCAGCTCGCCCTAGCGATCATAATCCCGATGTTGATGGCTGGGTTCGTGCCATCGATGTTGATCGTGATCTCAGTGGTAGGGCTAAGCCAGACCTCATGCCAGATCTTGCAGATCAGATTCGTCTCCTATGCAAGTCTAAAAAAGAAAGACGCATTACCTACATTATCTTTGATGGTCGTATCGCCTCAAGCAAGAAGGCTTGGGAATGGCGTCCATACGAGGGCTCAAACAAACATAACCACCACTGCCATATCTCGTTTGCAAAAGAAGCTGACGATGATACGGCTTTTTTTCAAGTACCTATGTTAGGAGCCTCAGAATGAAAGAACTAAAGACAGCAGTAGGATCTTGGGCAAGAGCCTTCTTAGTAGCAGTAATCAGCATGGCAGCTGCTGGAGTTTCAGATCCTAAGGCACTTATTGCAGCAGGCATAGCCTCAATTCTTCCACCAGTTTTGCGTTATCTCAACGCTAACGACACAGCACTCGGCATTAAAAAGTAATGACTGCCCTTAACTGGGCGGCTTTTGCAGTTGCACTCGTCACCATTGGCTCAGCCTTTGTGGGTTCAATCCGCTGGCTAGTCAAACATTATCTTGCTGAACTTAAACCTAATGGCGGCTCATCAATGAACGATAGATTGAATCGACTTGAAGGGCGTGTCGAAACAATAATTTCTTTGCTAGAGAGGTAACACTTGTCACATGGCAAGAAAAGCGACTAAGAATCTAGTTGAGCAAGATTACTCGGCTCTCGATGCTTACTGCATTGGGATGTATGAGTTTGCTCAAAGCCTTCAGCGAGCAGGTTTCGATGAGGAAACTGTACTAGGAATTATTGTGGAGCGATCAGCCTATCCTGCTTGGATCTTGCCTGATCCGATAGAGCCAGAACGCTTCGGTGATTACGAAGATGAGGACGATGACTAGAATCCAGAAAAGGTATCTAGTAATTTCAGATCTTCAGATTCCTTTCCATCATGAGGCAGCGGTCAAGAATCTAATCAAGCTAGTAAAGCGTGAGAAGTTTGACCTTGTCCTTAACACAGGTGATGAACTGGACATGCAATCGCAGTCCAAGTGGGCTAAAGGCACTCACCTAGAATATGAGGGTCAGTTAGATGCAGACAGAAGTTTGGCTCAAAACATCCTCTGGGATCTGGGAACTACCGATATCACTCGATCCAACCACACAGATCGTCTTTACCACACTCTCGTTAGAGGGGCTCCTAGCCTCATCGGACTTCCAGAACTCGACTACTCCAACTTTATGGGCTTCAATGACTTGGGGATTCGTTTCCACAAAAAGCCCTACGAATTTCACAAAGGCTGGGTCTTAGTTCATGGTGACGAAGGATCGATGAACACCAATGCTGGACTCACAGCTCTTGGTCTAGCGCGTAAGTTTGGTAAGTCTGTAGTTTGTGGACACACGCACAGAGCAGGTATCAGTGCCTTCACAGAGGGCATAGGAGCCTCATACAGGACTTTGTGGGGCTTAGAAGCTGGGAATGTCATGGACAAGAAGAAAGCCTCTTATTTGAAGGCTGGTAGTGCTAATTGGCAGATGAGCGTGGCAGTGATTGAGACTCATGGAGACCGAGTTTCTCCGATGCTTGTGCCTATAAACAAGGATGGTTCATTTACTCTTTACGGCAAACTCTACGCCTAGAAATCGTTATCGTTTCGTTACCTAAATGTGCTTGACCATGACATGTAGGCGTGAGACTCTAATCATGTAAGCGATCGAGGGCATCGCTACAGATAGGTACAAAAATGCATATCAATTCTCAGGATTTTGATTTACTTACAGACACAGCAATGGGATGGAAAGGTAATGGTTGGGAAATTCAATCAGATCGTTTTTCGGATGAGGTTTCTTTTAACTGGGCTGTCTGCTATTGGGTTGATTCAGCAGCTAGTTTAGTTTTAGCCAAGATGTTTCTAAAAGGTCATCATCACGCTTACGAGCAATCATATGATGAAAACATGGAGTCTTACATTTTGCTCACTAATTATGATTCACACAACATGGCGGTAAGTGCATAATGGCTACTATTGAGATTTATGGCGCACCTACAGTTGAAAGATATTATTGCTTATATTGCAGTTTTGACATGACAGAAACTATGGTCTGCACAGATTGCAATGAATACAAAAGCGCAGTTACATTGCAGGAGTTTGTGGAATTTAACGGGCATTATCCTAAATTAAGGGCGGTAAAGTAATGATTAACTCAATCACGATTATGGGAATTATTGGCTTATTCTTAGCTACTAACTTCATCTGGTATTGGCAAGGCTTTAAGGATGGCAGACGCGAAGGTTATGTGCGTGGTCGCGATCTAAGCCGTCAAGGGTTCTGGCAAGAATGAGAGCCAATGAAATCCTAATTACAGCTACCGATACGATTCGAGATCGTGGGTTTCAATATGGTCATCCAGCCGATAACCTAGAACACACAGCCATGCTGTTAAGTGCTTACTTACAGATGCCGATACACGATTATCAGGTGGCAGGGATCATGGTTTTAGTTAAACTGGCTAGGACTAATCAATCAGCTCAGCACATAGACAATTGGATTGATCTATGCAGCTATGGCGCACTGGCTGGGCAACTAGCCACAGAGGAGAATGAACTCTATGTTTAATTTAGCCGATTACGAGACAGTCGAGGTGAGACTTGAAAAGTTTATTAAGGACTATCCAGATTTCCGCATTGCAACTGAGTTGGAAGTGGTCGAGCGGGATCGATACATCGTCAAGGCGTATTTATTTAAGACTGCTAGCGACAGCCTTAGCTGGGCAACAGGGTACGCTGAAGAGAAGATTACTGATCGAGGTGTTAATTCGACTTCAGCACTGGAGAATTGCGAGACTTCAGCGATCGGCAGAGCACTTGCAAATGCAGGTTATGCGGCTAAA